CTCATTTGACTTGTAAACCAAACGAGTCTAAATAGTCCTTACGGACGAGGGAAAGGCTACGGTCTTCCCGTCAAAACTTACCAGATGGCTGTTAGAGCCCCTGAGTAAAGTCCTGTGGAGTCCTCAAAGACTTCCACAACGTCGGGCACAATTGCCCCACGACCGAGTTGCTCACGCACTCGATAAACGAACCCTTGTACTAGTTCGTTTCCCTCAAACAGTGAAAGATCAACATCTTCGTATGGCGTTGACTTAGCAGCAGCTCGGGGGACCACCACATTAAGTGATGGACCAAATAATGGGCTTGAAGACTGACAACCAGCCTTTATATACCCATTCCAGCGTTCAAAAACTCTTTCAGAGAGTTTCTGCACTGGTACCACGGGGGTATCCCGTGGTGGACGACCAACCTCCCTCCAGAAGGACTTCCAGAAGGAGCGAGACCGTCTTGTCCAGTAATTTAAATTCTGGCGTGAAAGGGTTACACCCCTTTTGAGAAGAGAATTAAACTCTTCCCCACGTCTAAAGAAACTAATGTATTCCCGGAATGGGAAAACACCAATTTCTCGAAGACGTGCATCTAAGATTTCCTTTGATGCATCATCCCACCTTAAAGGAGGGATCATCGGCCATTTTTCTTTGGCTAAATCATAGGCCACATAAGGGCCTAGAATCATGTCTGGACGGACATCATCAAAAGTAGAAATATTTTCTGCCTTTGCAACTGGTCTACTAATAAACCGGGTTGATAAGAGAATACTTTTAATATTCTCAGTCAAACGTTTAAGGTTTGACTCGCCTCCATGCTTTCTGACTTCAGTCGAAAAGACAAGGCGATAGATCCAATCCCAAGATTGGGTCTCCAACATCAAGTATAAAGCTTGATTGTATATCCGAAAGTCCTCCGGAATATCTATCGGGTCATACGGTAATCCCAAACCACCTAACCCAACTGGGAAGTGCATTGGAAGTCGTATACGACTCGTTTGATAAGCATAACACCTATCAAAAACCTCACGGAAAACAAACCGTGAAAGTTTAACCATCCCATTTAATTCGGGGGGAAAGTAACTGAGTTGACGCTCAATTGTCTGACCCTTCCCGAGGATGGCAGCACGTGCCTCGGTATGTTCACGTGCCATCGTTGTTAACAAACGATGCTTTATCACATCGAAGTAATGGACTGAACCATCCCTTCCAATGATAAAGTGGTCTTCACAAAAGACCCCCGCCAGGGCATTTCTCCCTTTTGAAGAGAAATCCTTTCCGGGAGAGAGCTGTTGACCAGTTCTCTGGGTTATCTGGCTTAAAGCCCAGTTTGCCCAAAGACCGTAGATCCTTAAGACTACGTCATCCCCACAAATAGCCGCAGGGATGTCAACCCGCTCATGCGGGTGACAAATCCGACCGTTGTAGAGGGTCAGTCCACCACCAAGTCGGTGGTTGATTATACTATCTTCTAAAATGGATAGTACGACCATGTTATATAAAGTCAAGGTCAAAAAGGACGTTGGTTCTCCCATCAACGACCCTCGAAGGATCGGAAGGTCCTTCTTCCCGAAGACTAAACGTCTTTCGGCAAAAATCAAAGGAAAGAGTACCCAAACTGGGTGTCTCGGATACTTTGATCTGAGAGGGGTAGTAAAACCCTCCCAGATTGACTCTATCATAGCCAATGGGAAAGTGTCGGTCGCCTGTGAGTAATCCATAGAACGAAGGACACAAACACCAAACTCATCCTTGAGCTTGGAAGACTCTTTACGAAGAATCTTAACAAGGTCCCAAACCTTGTTAACACTGGCTAAACCGATTTTCGCACGGCGATCCATGTGAAAAATTGGTTCAAACCAGAAACGTACCATACGTAAAAGGTACGTTACCCACCAAAGTGCTTTAGTGAGTGGCCGGACTTTAAATCCAGGCTCTGCGAGACCCATAAAGTAATATGGGTAAGACCGAGTTTGTCGGAGGGAGATCGAATAACTCGAACTCCAGAAGGGGATATCCACTTCTAAATCTTCATTCTCCAAATGGATGAAGCCATCCGGGCGTGGTTCGAATTGGAAAAACTCGGACATACAACCAGATGCTGCGAGGGTAATTAAGCCCTCGACATTGGGAAGCTCAAAGTCCCGATCATCAACAGCGATGTTTAAACACCAACTGATAGTGGAGATCAAATCCACAAAGAAGACCTGTTTAAGCGGTCTCCTTTCACCAAGGTTCTTAAGACCAAGTGAATTGACGAATTCTCGACCGAGAAAATCGAAGAACCTAAGCTCTTCGCCATCCCAGTCGACCAAGTCATCATAATCCAATGTATCAGGATATGATTCCCCGTCAAAACGGACGAGGAGCTCTCGTGTATTAAAGAGCTGGAGATAAGCTCTTGCCACAGCAGCATTCCCCCCATCTTTACGACTAGAAAAATACTCACCACTACCAGAAATGGAAGTATGGGTATTTCGGGGGAGAAAGAGGTCTGGGTTAATATCCAACTGACACCTTTCTGCATGACACCGTAAAGTGTCAGCAACCCCTTCTTCGAGGGGAAAAGACTCTGTAAGTAATTTAAAAGTCTTCTCACAGGTTTCATTAATAACCTGCTGTGGTGGGGTTGGTAAAGCCCGACCAAACGTATGCGCCTGAAACGCAAACGACCATTCAATCGCCTGTGGAATTTCCACAGTGAATGGTTCCCGGAATAGGGACAAATGTCCTGAAAACCAGGGAAATGTTGGGACGTGATGAATTCCGTTCCAACCCTTCCAAAATGGGACCTCCTTAGGAGGGTGATTCTCCTTGATCCCATCTCGGTGCACGATTAAATAACCAATCCATGCAGAGAGAGTCTTAAGACCCTTCCCTATAAGGCTGAAGTTTGGATAATCCCAGCCTTTCTTTAAACCCCTACGGGTTCGAAGACGTTTCCTTCGCGAGAAGGCAAACTCAATAAACCAGAGTTTATAACAACGGACACTGTTAATTAATTCAATGTCCACTCTGGTTGGGTTAAAGAAGCGGTTAATCAAAACCGTCATCATATTAGCCCTCCAACAGTCTTCCAAGAAGACCCATTGGTGTCTTGTAAGAGACGCCAGGCCATTTTTGGCCCTGTTGGATAAACGATAACCAATCAAGGTCATCAGACGGTCACGACCAAAGAGACTACCTCTTGGGTCAAAGACCTTCCCGTCCCGGATATTAAAAACCGCTAGACGTAAACAAAGTCCAAAAATAGGATTGGACTTTAC